TGCGATATACTTACCTGTACAAAGATTTAAAAAGGCAAGTGACGCTGTAGTTTATTCAGATAGTAGGAAGTTTCTATAATGAAAACATTTTTAATTAGTGCTTTAGTAGCATTTTCATATTTCTTTACCTTTTATATGGGTTATGTATTTGCAGTAGAAATATTTGAACTATTTTGTTTAAAAACAGATTTATTGACGGAGAGTTTTTAATGAGTATAATAAGTGTAGGTAAAAGATTTGGTGATATGGATATTAGATTAGGCATACCGCCATCTAAACCACAATTTGATGTAAGATCAACTAATCAAAGAATATCAGCAAACAACGTTTCATCTAATGCCAATTCAGTTTATAATGTATTCAGATCAGGCATGACAAGTGCTGGTGGTTTTGCTAGACCAACACAATTTTTAGTTACAGTAGATGGTCCTAAAGCCATGTTAGCAACTAATATGATTTATCCTGATGTGCCTTCTAAAGATCAAACTTTAAGAATGAGAAGAAGTGGTGCATTGTCAAATGCTATAAAAGAGAATTTAAAATATAGAATGGATTTATTCTGTTCTAACGTATCATTACCTGGTAAGACTATAACAGATGATGTAAATGAAACGTTTTATGGTCCTAAAAGAGCAATGGCAAAGAACGTATCATTTGAAGAAATAACTTTAGAATTTTATACAAGTGTTAATTACGAAGAACGACTATTTTTTGAAGCATGGCAAAATATGATAGTTGATCCTATTTCACATAACGTAGGTTATTATGATGATTATGCTAGAGATTGTATGATTACAATTACACCATTGACTAAAACATTTACAGCAGCTCTTGCTAACTTTAAACCTACTGGTGACCCAGGATTAGATAGACAACAGTTAAGACAATCACTAGGTGACTCATCTGGTTTCTCATCATATCAAGTACAATGTTATGAGGCGTGGCCTAAATCAATTGCTGCTACACCATTATCATATGACGCAGTAAATCAAATTGTTAAAACTAGTGTAACATTTACGTACAGAAACTATGCTACTACAGCATGGAACTTCTTGGCAAAAGGTAATACGGAAGAATTTACTACACTAGATAGAAACGAATATAGAAACAATACGACAGCGATACAAGGTAGTTTTTTAGATAACTTACCATTTGGTATAGGTAACGAAATAGGTAGAGCAGGTCGTCAAGTTTATGAAACAATAAGAAAGAATTTGCCTATAGGGCGAGTAACAGGAGGTCGTGTATTTCCTAAGGGTCTTCCTGATCCTAAAATTATACGTGATATATTTTATTAATAAAGGAGTTAAATAATGAGTTTATCATTTTTGAAAGTGCCTGAATATGATTTGACTTTATCAAATAACAACGTGGTTAAGTATAGACCGTTTTTGATTAAAGAAGAAAAAATATTATTGATGGCGGTTGAAAGTAGAGATGAGGCAGAGATGAACAATGCTTTAACGCAAATTGTTCAAAGCTGTACTCTATCAGATGTAGATGTTACAAAACTACCTGTTTATGATTTTGAATATCTGTGGTTAAATATTAGAGGTAAATCTGTTGGTGAAGAAATAGATTTAAAACTAAAATGTCCAGATGACGAAACTGTTACAGTAGATTATAAATTAAAGATTGAAGACGTGAAACCTGATTTAGACAAGAAATTTGAAACTAAAATTGAGTTTGAAAAAGGTTACGGTATTATAATGAGAGTACCTACGATAAAACATATAGCTAATAAGAAAACGTTATTAGATTTAGGTTTTAATTTAGTGAGGGATTGTATTGCTCAAATATACAATAAGGAAGAAGTGTATGAGGCAAATGATTTAACAGAGGAAGAACTAAACGAATTTGTAGATCATTTAACAACAAAACAGTTTGGTATGATAAGAAAATATTTTGAAAGTTTGCCTATCGTATCACACTTGATAAAATACAAGAACCCTAAATCAGGTAAAGATTTTACATTATTATTGCAAGGTGCGTCTGATTTTTTTCAGTAGCCCTCTTGCATGAAAACCTGGAGAGTTTGTACCGTACTAATTTTGCATTAATGCAGTACCATAAATACTCTTTAAGTGAATTAGAAGATATGATACCGTGGGAGAGGGAAATATATGTTGAAATGTTAATGCAACATATAAAAGAAGAAAACGAAAAGATAAGAGAAAAACAAAGAAAAGGATAGAAATATGAACTTTTTAAAGAACATGCTTACAACAGGTTGGAATGGTTTCAAACATGGTTGTAAATCATTATGGCATTTCATTGAGGTAGAGATACCTGAATTAATGTCAAACTGGAGATTAGTACCAAGATTATTAATGCTTGCATATGGTTGGGCATTTTTAGATGTAATCAATTGGTTTATGGCATTAGAGAATCCAAACAACGCTCAGGCAGGGTTAGTGTCAGTAGTTGTTGGTGCTGGTGCTGGTTGGTTTGCAATCTATGTAAATGGGAAACCATCTAAAGTTAAGAACAAAGAGTAATAAATGGCAGAAAAAAAAGTAAAGTTTAAAAAGGTAACACCAAACTTTAAAGACATCCTTCAAAAACAAAAGAAGATTGAAGATGATGAGAAGTTTGCTATATCTGATTCATTACAAACATACATTGATGATATACAATCAGGTGCTGGTTATAAGAATCAACAAAAGTTAGAAGACGCAAAGATCAGACAAGAGATCATTAACTTTGTTGATAATTACACTATCGCTGACCTTGATAGTATCAAAGGTATGGAGTATGATGACGCTTTACAATTACAGAAATCTACAGAAAAAAAGATACAAGAAACTGTAAAAACAGGTCAATTAAAACCTGCTGAAATAGATTACATCAACGCAACTGTAGGTGAAACTAATAAAAGACTAGGTGAGGTACTAGGTGTATCAACTAGATTAAAATTTGCATTTAGAGATTTAAAGAAAGAATTAAAACCTTTGAAACTTGCTGCTAGAATGGGTATTACAAAAATACCTATTATCGGTAAGAGAGTAGAAAGGGCGATACGTGCTGAAGAAGAAGGTGAGTCAGAAGCGTTACGTATCAAAAGAGGATTAAGAAAGAGAGAGGCTAGAGGTGCTAGGAGAGAGGGCGCTCTATCTACAGATACACAAACACCTAGTGAAACTCAACAAACTAAAACACAAGCAAAACAGGCCACTGCTCAAATTATGGGCCAAGACACTAAAACTGATTTGTTTGCTGATAGTGAGGAACGAGTAGAAGAAGAACGAGAATCAGATAATCAATTTGATACTACAAGTGGTTTATTAGAGAAGATATTAGAAGAAAGCGAATTAACAAACGAACTATTAGGTGGTAAAAAAGGCAAAGACAAAGGCGGATTTTTAGATGGCTTTGGTGCTGAAGGCATACTAGGTTATCTAGGCATTAAGAAGTTTGTTAAGTATATCAAAGGCGCTAGACTTGCAGCCATAGGTACAACACTTGCAGGTTTCGGTAGTGTAGTCGCTGGGGTTGCTGCCTCACTTGCAGCTGTATTTGCTATACCTGCCTTTCTAGCATTTTTAAACAGACCACAAGGTGAAGAAGAATTAAAAGAGATGAAAGAACAAGGCTCTAATATGTCAGGTTCTTTTATGAATGAAGGTGTATTACAAGAAGATATAGACGAAGAAAACAGATTAAGACGTAAGGCAATTGACAAAGACGAGTATAAGAAATTAGTCAATAGAGGCGATATTGATCCTGACAAAGTAACATTAGAACAATACGAAAAAGCAAAAGTGGATGCAAATGTTGGTAATAGGGTTACAGGATATTTCACAGGTAAAATTAAAGACGCAAAAGTAGAAAAGATTATGCAAATAATCACATCACCTACAACAAATCAAGGTGATGTAACAACTAATTCTACATCTACAGACATGGGTTCTGTAACATATACTACAGATGGTAAGATGGACAATGTAAATGAAATCAACAATTCAGCTATGGAGAAATCTGTAAATGACGCAGCTGGTACTACACAAAACAACTCAACTGCTAATGTTCAAAACATTGATAATTCACAAACAACTAATAAAACAGAATACAGCACATCATCAATAGGTACAAGTAATTCTAATAACCTTGCAAAAGAATTGAGTAATATAGGATAAATATAGCATATGGCATTTAAACCTTTTAAAGCAATAACAACAATACTTAACGGTCTTACAAAACCTCAATCAGCGTTAAAAGGACCTGTAATACCTAACTTTAGCACGATTGCAAGTAAGAAAGGTGTTATTAATTACAATCCAACTAACGCAGATTATTCAAACCCACATAGATTTTCAAGTGGTAAATTCTTTGTATATCCTACAGACGTTAAAGACCAAGAACATTATATTTTATTTGACATCATACAAAGAACACCTAAAGGCACAGGTGGTAATCAAGCAGTTAGTAACGCAGGTGTTACAAAGAGAGGCGATAATTTAAACAAGGTTGTTTATGGTGCAAACAGATTTTTTAGTGAAGGTACATCATCTGGTATATTAGGCATACCTACAGGTAAAGGTAATGCAAGAGAAATAGCACACTCAATAGCAATTTACATGCCACAAACACTTAAATTTAATTTAGCAGCTGATTATGGGGCTGCAGAAATAGGTGGGGCATTAGGTGCTTTTGCAAAAGTACGTGACGCTATGAACGCAGGTGAATTTGCAGGACCAGATATAGGTGCAGTTGCTCAACAAGCAGGTAAATTAGCAACAGGACTATCAACATTTTTCACTGGTGGTTTAGGTGAAGGTATAGGTGCTGCTGTACAACGTAGAACTGGTATCGCACCAGCAGCCATGACAGAAATGATATTTAACGGTATAGATTATAGAACGTTTAGTTTTACATTTAAATTTACACCAAGACACAAAAGAGAATCAGACGTAGTTAATGAAATGTTACACACAATCAAAGACGCAATGTTACCATTAAAATATGGTAAGGCTGATGGTAATGGTGGTGCTATTGCTGCTTATCAAGTACCACATGAATTTGTAATTAGATTTATGAAAGGTGTAAATATTAATCCTTACATAGATCAAATAGGTTTATGTGCATGTACAGGTATTGATATAGACTACGGTTCAGATAAGTTTTCAACACACCCTAGTGGTGATCCTGTATCAATAGACGCAACACTAACGTTTAGAGAACTAGAACTTATGGAAAGAGCAAGATATAACGATTTACGTAATAGTGCAAAGAACGTAGGAGGCATAGTTAGATAATGCCTGCTTACTTTAGTAAATTTCCTAAAATCTATTATGACGCTGCAGGTGAAGGTAATCCTAAACTTGTTACAAACTTATTAAGACGAGTGCAGATTAAAGAAGGATTAACAAAGAGTGGTGCTCTATTTGATCTATATGACGTAACTGGTGAAGAAACACCAGAGTCAGTAGCAGAGCAACATTATGGTGATCAAAAATACTATTGGGTTATATTATTGTTTAACAACATCAAAGATAGATTCTATGACTGGCCTTTAATGCAGGATCAGTTTGAAACATACGTCAATGACAAATATTCAGACATCAATGGCATACATCATTATGAAATAACACAAGAAAGTGGTCCTACTTCATCATTTGACGATTCACACAAAATACAAGTCAATAGTACTGTATCAGGTGCTACATCTGTAACTAACTATGAATACGAATTAAGAAAACAGTTAGCAAAAGGTAGAATTAAATTATTAAGAGCAGAATTTTTAGATTTGATTACCGAAGAGTTTGCTGTATTGATAGGAGCATAAAATGCCTAATAAACCAGGTATGCCAAAATATGATGATCATACGCCAAGATACCCTGGCGATTTTCGTACATCTGAAATAATACTTTACAGTTATGGTGGTTCGCAGTTAGAAATATCAGGTCTAACAGCAGTAGTCAATATCTACCAAGATTTAGACTCAGCATTTCAATCAGGCAATATATTGTTCTTTGATTCAGTTGGTGCTGCTAACAGATTACCTATCATAGGTAACGAGTTTATAGAGTTTAAAATGAGAACGCCTATAGAAGCAGATGGCGATGAAGAATTAGACGCAACTAATCATAGGTTTCAAGTATATGAAAAGAGATCAGTTAAAACATCTCAAAACGTACAAGCAATTGCTTTATTCTTTACATCAATTGAGTCTATCAGAAACGAAAGATTAAGAGTATCAAAATCATTAACAGGTTCATATGCAGAAATGGTCAATACACTTGTTAAGGGTGATAAGACCTTGTTGAACTCTAAAAAAGATTTATTCCTTGACCCTACATTGGGCAGTTACACATATACATTTCCTAATGTACGACCTATAGATGGTGTTAGATTAGTGCAAGGGTTATCAGAACCGCAGAATTTTAAAACACCACACTATATGTTTTATGAAAACAATAGAGGTTTTCATTTTAGAACTTTAGAATCATTGTATAGAGAAAGTGGCGATACAGATAGAAACAGACCTTTTGTTGCTTACATAGACTTGTTATCAGCATTTAATCCTAGTTTCTCTGTGGCAGACGCTAATGTAGATACTCCTATTACAAAACCATATTCATTTTCATTTAACGAGTCATATAACACATTAGCAAATACAAGACGAGGTATGTTTGGTAGTATAACATATGCTCACGACCTAATAGATAAGAAGTTTGTTAAATCAAAACTAACCTATACAAACTATTACGAACAAGCACTACACATAGACGCACCGACTGGCGCTGGTAACAAATATCAAGGTATTATGCCACCAGGTCCTGCTGACTTTGATGACGATTATACTGTAGATGATAAGTCATATGGTAGTGAAAACAAACATCAAATCAATAGACTACATGCTAGTAAATTAACCAAGGCGTCAAATGCTGACAATAGAAAGTATATGGACGATTATTTTTCACGTATATTTGTTGTGCCTATGACAAAAGAAAATCATATCTTTAACTCAACTGGTACAGGTAGTGACAAAAGAGGAACAGCAAAAGAGGCATTATCAGTTGCAAGTAGAGATTACTTCTCAATGGATATAGATGTACCAGGTAACTTTACATATAACATAGGTGACCTAGTATGGTGTGAAGTGCCTAGTTACAATGCTGTAGAAGCAACCAACGATGGTAAGGTTCAAAGTGATGATGTAACAGACCAGTTATTAACAGGTCGTTATCTAATATCAAAAGTCCATCATCAAATAGACATGTTTGAACAAAAACATACAACAGCAATGACCGTAGTACGTAACGTATTTGCTACTGATTTACCGAATGCTGACACGTTTAAAGCACAAGCACATTTCAGATCACAACCTATAGATGTAATAGGGTCAGGTATAGACATATCAAATTTAACCCCATTAAAGAACAAATTAGATGGTAAGATACCTAGTCCTCAAATCAGTACCGTAGAAGACATTGCTAAGTCACTAGGCGTTGATCTCAATACAAGTGACTTAAACGTCAAGGATGCCGCTAATAAGTCTATTAACGCCGTTTTAAACAGTACTTCCAATAGGGTATTACAGAATAAACATCTAGCAAAGATAAACTCTACAATACTCAATAGAAAGACAGAAATTGAGAAAATCGCAGAAAAAGCCAAGTTAGCATTGGGTGGTATCAATTTATCGTCACTTGCTAACATTAATAAACTAAACCCTATGGCACAAGACAGAATATCAAGTCGAATCAATAACTTTGTTCAGTCTAGTATGGTCTCATTTAAACAAAACCTCAAGTCTGCTAAGAGCTTTTTTAAAGGATTCTTCTAGTATGCTCAAAGTTTATTGCGAGTTTAGAAAAAAATTTTTGCTAAAGGGTATGGCCACATGAGAGGTCAACCTATATAATAATACAAACAATGTAAGAGATAATAAGGTATGATACATAGAACAACAAAGAAACCAGAGCAATTAATGAGAAAAGAACCTCTATTACCTATGAAAAAAGACTATTCAAAGGGTTATATGAAGAAAGAATGTAATAAAATCAACTGGTACTCATGGACATTAAGACATGGCCATAGATTAGTGCTTCGCACCGCGGCGCCTACGCAGATTGTTTAAATACGGATAAATATAAGGAGGTGACCGCTTTAAATACGGTCATTTATGGGAAAAAATAAATGAGTACTACAGATTTTATGGGCAGAGATGGCTTCATCTGGTTTACAGGTGTCGTTGAGGATCGTAAAGACCCGCTTAAATTAGGCCGAGTTAGAGTAAGATGTCTAGGTTATCACACGGAAGATAAAGAGGCCTTACCTACTGCCGATTTACCTTGGGCACATCCAATGTTGCCAATTACTGCCAGTGGCACATCTGGCATTGGGCAAACTCCCCTTGGCCTTGTTGAAGGCTCGTGGGTGGTTGGCTTCTTTAGGGACGCAGATACGAAACAAGACGCAGTAATTATGGGGAGTTTGCCAGGCAGACCCACTACGACAGGCGCACAGAATTTAGCAGAGGGCCTTGGGTTTAGCGACCCTAATGGCACCTACCCACGTCACGCAGAAAATGATGTGAACAGACTAGCACAGAATGACGCAGACAATCAGAGCATTACGTTAGAGGCTCGTAAGACATTCCGTAATACATATCTCGGCATACCTACGGCCAATGCAATTGAGATTAGTGATACGGTCAGTATTGCTTCATCAGCAGGTGATCTATGGTCCCTACCTGAAAATACATATGCGGCCGAGTATCCTTTTAACCACGTATATGAAAGCGAATCAGGCCACATATTAGAGTTTGATGACACGCCTGACAAAGAGCGTATATTACTATACCATCACAGTGGTACTGAAACAGAAATCACGGCCGAGGGTACAAAGAACGAAGTAAACAAAGATTCAACTCATACGATAACCGAGAAAGACAATAAGGTCTTTATCAAAGGTAACTCCGACATTACTATTAACGGCCGTCATAAGATAATGCTTAATGCAGATGGCCAGTCAGGCAATAACTACGATATACAAGTAGGTGGTGGCGCTAATGTGAATATACAAGTAAGTCAAGGTAATATCAATATGGCCGCTTTAGATGGTGATATTAATATGTTTGCTAATAACAATATGAATGTAAGAGTAGGTGGTACCTATACTTTAGTGGCTGGTAAGATAGAAGAATCATCACAAAGTACAACCACACGTAGCGCTCAGAATGAGTATCACACATATGGTAACCCAATTGACCACAACTAAAACTGGCTGGGCTTTCTAATCTATAAAAGTAGTAAGTAACATAGAGATATATCAAAGCAGCTTTTATGGTTTATAATATAGGAATTTTTTGCGTGCTAATTTTCGTTCTATTAAGTGGATGCGTCAAACTGTCGGTTACATGTGATATAGATACCATAGACGGCGCATTAGAGCAATGTACTGAAAACCCTACTGTTACATTAGAGAAAGATTTTTAGGGCTTGACAAATAGTGAGGATATGATATATTATACATAGTTATGTTGAAACCGAAAGAACCATGCTAGAGCTAACAAACAACGCAATCGCAAGACTTAAACACGTAGCCAATAAAGCAGGCACTCGTTATGTGAGATTAGATATTAAAGGTGGAGGGTGTGCAGGCTTTGAATATAAATGGTCTACAACTGATACAAGGGAAGATACTGATTGTCTATTAGGTGATATTCTCATTGCTAGTTTAGAGTTAGAGGTTTACTTATTAGGCACTACGTTAGATTGGGTAGAAGAAGAATTTAGTAGCGAATTTAAGATTACTAATCCTAATAGTAAGAGCAGTTGTGGCTGTGGTGAGAGTTTTAGCGTCTAAAAATTTTTCGCTTTAAGTGAGCGAAACTCTAATGTTAACTTGTGCGGAATTTGTTTATATGACCTATGTTGTAAATGAAAAGTGTATAAAATGTAAGTTGATGGATTGTGTGGATGTCTGTCCCGTTGATTGTTTCTACGAGGGCGAAAATATGCTTGTTATTAATCCCGATGAATGTATTGATTGTGGCGTTTGTGAACCCGAATGTCCTATTAGCGCTATTGTTGAGGAATCGGAAGCAAGTGGCTTAATGAAAAAGGTAAATGATGAGTATTCTCGTATATGGCCTAACATAACAGAAAATAAGGATAGTCCTTATGGTGACGCTTTAAAGGATGAACCCGATAAGTATGACAAGTATTTCAAAGAAAACATCAAGGAATAGATACGTTCAATTAATTAGTATGCACAAGAGTGGATCTACTTGGGTGCAAAGTTATATTCATAAAGCATATAGACGTTTTGGTGTTACATTACCTCCTAGTAATTTGTATAATGAGTTCTTTACTGAAGATGAATGGGCTCCTGATACTCCAATAAGAGAAAATTCTAAAACAGAGCCTGCCACAAATGATCCCTTTATTAAACGGTCTATGAAAAAGCGTATTGCGTTAGTAACGGAACTTCGTAATTTTGGTTTAGAATTAGCACATAAAGCACATGTACCTGAAATCATATCTATATGGCCTTGGTTTAAAACATTTTATAAAGACCATAATATATTAGTTTTAAAAAGACGACATATGTTTACCCATTGGTTAGCAATATTGTTTTATGATTGTATTAAACTTGCAACAGGTCCAGATATTATTAAAGGTAATAATAAAGAGGGTTATACTTATATTACACCATCAAAGATAGAAAACCCACGTGCTGAAGATATTATAAAAAGCACAATACAAGAATACAAAGTAGAATTTAAATTTAATGAAATATGTTGGAACAACTTTGTTAATAATATTCGCTTTTTAAATGATGTTGTTATTGAAGAATTAGATAAACCACAAATAATATGGACTGAAGATATTACTACAGAATGGTTAGAAGATTATTTTAAAGTTGTTTTGAAAAAACTTCCTACACCTTTTACTACCTTTGAGTTTAAAACTTATTTTAAACCAGAAGATATGAAAATCATAAGAGAAATATTTGAAGAACGTTTTTACAATGAATTTCAATACTATGGTTATGAATTAAAGTAAATCAAATGCCCATGCTTTTTCATAACACCAAAAGCATTGCCAACACCATTCAGTAAAGTTATTAGTTTGATTAGGTCCACCAACACAACTACGTGTTATAGGATATAGGTCTTTCATTAAACCTTCTTCTTTATAGATACTTGCAATAAATTTTTTAGATTGATTAACCCAAGGTTTATATACATTGTATTTTAATTCAGGTTCTACACCACCTGTATCACGTCTTGCTTCACCTCTTATTCTAGCAATGTTCTTTTCATCAAACTTAATATTAGGAAACTTCTTTATTGCATAATTACTAAATTGTTTTCTTACTTCCATAGGTGGGTTTGCTGACATACCATCTAAACGTAAAGGTCTATCTAAACGTGCCATAAATTCATCCGAACCATCATCTATCTGGTTACACTTTGACATTTGTTGTAAGTTCAATGTTTTATATTCAGGTCTTGTATCTATAAATTTTTGTGCCTTTTCATAGTGTACAGGATCCTTATCATCAAAATCTATTATTGTATGTTCACGTATATTTGCAAAAGGAAACTTGTTCTTTATAAACTCAACTATTTCAGCAGCTGCGTCAGCGTCTTTTGGTGCGTGTACATCTCTAAACGTTAATGGATAGATGTCAATATTATGAAAGTGTTTTGCAGTTAGATATAATGCAGCTGCAGAATCACAACCACCTGATAACGAAGCAACAATCGTTTTAGGTATGCCATCTTCATCTAGTGCTACATCAGCCTTTGCTCTATCTCTATAAGGTGATGATTCCATTAAATCTAATAAGTGTTTTCCATAGAAAGGAATTGTTATGTTGTTATATGTTATATTCATTATTTTAATGCTCCGTGTCTTACCTTTCTCCAATGTGTCAACTCTGGTGTTACATTAAAGTAAGTTTCTTTTTTTATTTTCTTTACCGTGTACTTGTCACTAGGCTTTTGAAAGTTAGCATATGCTTGTTGTACATTCTTTCTTAAATTTCTACTTCTAGGATCAAAACCTCTATTAGTATTAATTAGTAATAAAGTTATACCTTCTTCTTCAGCCATCTCTTTTGCTCTTTCAATCTCATGTTCGTTATACCCAAATATTATATATTGCCAAACTATCGGGTGACCCATGGCAACACCCATTTTCATAGTTTCCCATACTTGTTCAAAGTTAGAACCTATACGATACAATTCTGATTTCTTATCCAAACCATCAACACCGAAGTACCAACAATTTTCTCCTACACCAAAACTATATGCTTTTTCCCACCACTTTTCATCCATGCCTTTTGTATTAGTACCATTAGTTGCAACTCTTAAACCTTTACCTAAACCATCCATCATTTCTAAAAATGTTAAAAATTGTGGGTGGTATATTGGGTCTGATATTTGACCACAAAAGGTTATTTGATGTTCATAGTAGGATAGTATTTTTCTAAACTCATTAGGATCAATATCAAATGATCTTGCTATTCTAGGTAGACCTTCTACCTTTTGTCGTAAACATTGTGGGCAACGTAATATACACCTATGAGATAAATCCATATTAGGTGATGAGAAACGTTGGTTACGAATATAGAAATCTGAATATCTTTCCTTCATATTTTATAATTATCTTTTTCTCTATTGCCACATTTATATTGACATTGTTTCAAAGCACAACTAGGATTATTTATTAGTGTATCAAAAAAGTGTTCCCATTCTTCAGAGCCAAATATGTCTTCTAACTTATCATTATTCTTTAATGCAAGGTGTTCATCTTTTAAATGAAATACTTGCTCTACACCATGATCATTTTTAGGATCATCTAACCAACAACAAGGTAACATATAACCATCTGCTGTATAAGCTGCAGGCTTATGATAACTCTTTGGCTCGTACACTAAACAACGAGGTTTAATTTTAATATCTTTAGGATCTATTTCTTTACTACTAAATTTGCTCATCTATCATTATATCATACCTGCTGTTAAAGTCAAGCAGGTACCCATTTAACTATTTTGTCAATAGAGGGTTTATAGTCATATGTAATTGGGTGTATTTCTCGTCTATATTTTTTACCATAACCAACGGATATCATTACATTGACTCGTCTATCAACAAAAGGTAATTGCTTCCATACGTGTGTATCTAATTGTTTATTAAAATTACAAGTGTATGTTGTATCAATTCCTTTTTCAATTGCTAAGGCTCTAAAATTCATTGCAAATAATCCACATTCAACACAAATATTTTCTCTACTATCAGCAAGACCTTTTTCTGTACAAGGGTCATAAAATATACCTCTACTCCAAGCGTCTTTTTGATATGGACTTGTTAGTTCAGATTTTCTTTGTGTTACAATTAAAACATATGGTGCAGTATTTAAACTTCTATACATAACATTTTCTCTTGGTATACCTTTTTGTTCATTTACGTGACCTATATCTACAAAATCTTTATTACCTTTATTAGAGAGTGTATCATTTGCTGCTGAGCCTTCAAAAAGTGCGTCTTTATATTTTTGATGTTCTGGTCCTAAAACGTGTACTTGCCATGCAGCCATATTATTTTTTGATGGTGTAATTTCATAAGTTTTTTCTAATAGGTCTTCTAATACTTTTTTATCAACAGGTTTTTCCTTGTAAGTATAAAACTCATGTACGTGTCTTGCTTTTTTTACTATATCGTATATCATATAATACTCGTATCTGAAGCCTCTTCAGCTTCTTTTACTGATTTATCCCATGTTTGAAATATTTTTGCTTGTTCATTATGATCTCTATGTTTAGTAGGATCATAAAATTCTTCTAGTTCAGGAAACACTTCAAACAAATGTGATTCCCATTTTGTGCCTTCATAGAATTTATCTGCCTTTAACATATAATCAAATACGTTTTGTAAATCTACATCTGGATCAGCAGGTCTTTCTAATGCAGCTACTATATCAGGCCAATCTTTATATTTTGGTATTAACGATTTCTTAATTTTTTCTGGTAGGTTATTAGGTCTTAAATGTTTAGGTTTATCAATCATTGCCCAATTCAATTGATCTAGGACAGGATTCTCTTTTACCCAATCTATAACTTCATAAAATCTCATAACTGATAAATTAGAAACAAGACCATTGAAGTCAACCACAACATTAGGATATTTACGACACTCCATAATATTTTCTACAACTTCTTCCCATTCAGTTCTTCTTCTCATGTATTCAATAGTCTTACCAATACCATCTACTGAAGCAACCATAGATACATTTTTAAAGTGTGGAATGTAATTAAATATATTGTGTCTACCTTTTTTAGTTTTAGTTAAGTTAGTTTGATATTTTAAATAGATATGTTTTGCATGGCCGAGTTCAATAACCTTTTCTAATAATTCATAATGTTTTTTCATAATCAATGGTTCACCACCAATTACTTTAATACTTCTAACATAAGGTAATAATTCTATAACTTGTTCAGTAACACCTTCAGTTTTATCTTCCATAACAAGTTTCATATAATCTTCTCTAACTTGACCACGTTCACCAAACACAGCGTCATTCCAAACACCCTTTTCAGCAACACGTTGTCTAGTTGTAGAGTTAGCATGTACACACATAAAACAATCAAGGTTACATTCTGAACCAAATACTTTTAATTGTATTTCTAAAATTCTTTCGTCAAAGGCATACTGACCACTTGCCTTGTATAGTTCAACATTCTTTTGAATATTATCCCAAAACTCTTTATCGTTAGTATGAATTTTTAAGCAGTTTGTTCTTCTACTTCTACCATATATTTCTTCATCACTTCTACATCTTCGGCATATATCATTAACTGCTTTGAAGTCTGTTTTAGGATCAAGCATTTCTTTACGAATACTATTCATGTATTCACTATCAACCATCCATTCTTTTAATGATGTGTTCTTAATAGTTTCATGTTCAGCGTCTTTACCAAAACAACATGCTCTATATTTACCACTTATCTCATTATAGACTTGTGTAAATGGTATTGTGCAAAACCATATATCTTTATCTCTTGCTTGTTGTAAAATTGATTTGTCTGATGGTGGTTGACCACGTACGGTTGGCATTGCTTTTTGTTTAGTATAATCTGATAGATTATTCCACTTCCACCATTCTTCAGTATTGACTTCACCAGGTTTTGAACGATCACCAGGGCCACCTTTTGTAAGCATGTCCTCAATTTGTTTGTCGTGCATGTCATCAATATCTTTGACCACTTTTTTATTTAAATCAGTTTCCATAAAATTATTTATCTTTATATTATCTGTTTATCATATTTGATAAAGTTAACTCTCATAACGTCCTCTGCTATATGAATATTTTTTAACTTGTTATCTTTTATAAAAGTAAACACTTTACCAAACGCTCTCATATTTTTTTCAACATCATTTATACCATGGTGGGCATATTCAGCACACATTGGTAATAGTATAATTGTCTTATATTGTTTCCATGAAAAATACTTTGCACTACACAATTTAGATTTTATCACACATCCTGCTGTATTGCAACCTCCTATGACTATTTGAGTATCGGTATTATTCATACTAAAGTTAAGTTTTTCAAGTACTAATTTTTCTATGCTTTCTACACTTAAACTATCATCTGGTATTTCTAGCCATTGCCATTTATCCTCTATGGCCATACTTTTTAGTTCTTTTAATTTTTCATCTCTTACACTATTACCAATAGATAATATGATATTAGCATTTCTATCTATTTCTGTGTCATCTATTATATGTTGAAGTGTGCTGTAGCGTAATTTGTTTACATACTCATCAGCAAGTATTTTGTGACCATCAAAGTCAATTAATAATATAACCGTTTTCATTTTACCCAATTTATAATTCTTTCAAAATCTGGACGTAAGTCGTCTTCTTTTATTTCTCTATATATCTTTCCTTTACCGATAGACATAATCATTATAGGATTTCTATTAACAAAAGGTAATGTTTCTATCCAGTTTTTATAATTTTGTGAAAAACATTTTGTATATGAAACATCTAAATTATTTTCTAAACATAATCCTGTTAATGTTTTAGCAAACATACCTACCTCAATACAAGAAACATCATACATGGTTGCAAGTTCATTAGGATCAACAGCCTCATAATAGACACCTTTGTCAATTAATCTTTGTTGTTGTTTGTTAGGTTTATCTTCAAGTCTTTGTGTAAAGATTAAAACATAAGGTGCAGTTAATATATATTGGTACTCACCTTGTGTTGTACTATTAGCATTTACCTGCTCTTCGTTTGAAGTACACATATTGTAAATTAATTTCTTTGTAGAATTATCTGTAACAACGTGTACCGTATATGCCATAAAGTTATTCTTTGATGGCGTAACTTTCCAAGTTCTTTGTAGAAGTGAGTTTACTAATTCTTTATCAGGTATTTCATCTTCAAATTCTATCACATGTCGCCTATTTTTTAATATATCATCAATCATGCTCTTATTTATACGATAAATAAAAACATGGATAAGAAGTACTTAATAGTTAGTGGTTGTAGTTGGACCGACCCACATCAATATTCTGAAGACCCTAAAGTTTCAAATGATATTGTAAAAAATTATTATAGATGGCCAAATATATTAGCTGATAAGTTAAATATGAAATTAATAAACTTTGGTAAATACGCTTCAGGTAATGAATATATCTGTTCTTCTTTAATTGATAACATATTAGCAATGAGTGAAGATGAAAGAAGTAACATTGGTTTAGTTATCGCTGCTTGGAGTGAGGCTAAACGTACAGATTTTGAATTTAAAAAAAATGATAATGATTACTATGTAAAAAACTTATTTGAAAACAAATACAAAGAATATAGATATAATAAAAAATATATTTGGGATAGTGTATTATATACAGACCCTTTAAGAGGTGATATGTTTTATAGGGTAAAACAAAGTATTAGATATATGTACATGCTACAGACGTTTTTAAAACATAATAATATTCCTTATAAAATGGTACAATCTGTGCCTTTAGAAAAATTGCCAAATTTAGGTACAGAATTTAATTTAGGTCTTGCATTTGGTACATCACAAAGGTCATTACAAGGTGCTAAAGAAGTTGAAGATATTTTTAAACAACAAGTGGCTGATGAATTGTCACAGTTTCCTATATACAATTTAATTGATAAAAATAATTTTATAAGTTGGCCAATATTAAATTCTTCATTATATAAAAAACTAGATAGAGCAAAAGATTTTATATCTAATTTAAATGTTAAAACAGATGGAAGACAAGACAATCATCCTAATCAATCAGGCCATAATAAAATATCAAATATTATTCTTAACAATATAAATAATACATTATAATCTTATATTACTTACCGAACATTGCAGACAACTAGGAGATAGACTATGGCAAAGAAGCCAAAGAAAGTAACTATTTCTTCACTAAAGAAAAAGGCACCTAAAATTCCGCCTTTGACGTGTATAAGTATTGACAATGTAATAAGTAAATTAGAGAAGATAGTAGATAAGAAAAAAACGTTAGATAAGAAACAATTAAAAGACTTAACAAAACGTTTAGAGAAATTAAGGGACGCCAATGATAAACTACGAGATGGTGGTATCTATTGGTATGAAAAATTAAAACACTTATTAAAAACAAGGTAGGTAATTATGAATTACTACTTTACAGGA